TGAGATTGCGAACCAATATGCCGGAAACCCCAAAAAGATCGCTAACATGGTTTACGCTAATCGCATGGGCAACCGTGACGAGTCTAGCGGTGATGGATATAGGTTTCGTGGTCGCGGATGTATTCAGCTTACAGGCCACGCCAACTACTTCCACGCCGGTCAAGCAATAGGTGTGGATTTTGTAATGCAGCCCGAGCTGGTGGCAACTCCCAAATACGCAGCCATGACTGCCGGGTTTTTTTGGTCAACGCATGGCCTGAACGCCACAGCAGATAATCAGGATTACGTCGGGATGACAAAGCGCATCAACGGTGGCACAATTGGGCTCGATGATAGGGTTGCTCACATAAACACCGCCCTCAGTGTATTAACCGCGTGAGGTAATCCGTGCCCTTAAAAAAACTTGTCCAGAAAGCCGGTGTAAACAGAGAAAACACACGGTACACCAACGAGAACGGCTATTTTGAGTCGGAGAAGGTGCGCTTTCGGCAAGGAACCCCGGAGAAGATTGGCGGGTGGCAGCGTATTTCGGCGGCTACGTTTCAAGGCATTTGCCGTTCACTGTGGAATTGGGTCACCCTTGGAGGAGCCAACCTGCTGGGCGTTGGTACAAACCTGAAGTTTTACATTGAAAACGGTGGTGCGTACAACGACATCACGCCTCTTCGCCAAACCATTACGCTGGGCGCAAACCCATTCCAAACATTCAGCGGACTGGCAACCGTTACCGTCACCGACTCGACCGGAGGCTGGGTTAATGGCGACTTTGTAACTTTCAGCGGTGCAACTGCTGTAGGCGGTTTGACTATCAGTGGCGAGTACCAGATCACCACGATTGGCACAAGCACAACCACATACCAGATTACAACGTCTTCAACAGCTTCGTCCAACGCAACGGGCGGTGGCTCTTCTGTGGTGGCCGCATATCAAATCAATGTGGGTACGGCCTATGAGATTCCTCTGGTCGGCTGGGGCGCTGGCGCATGGGGTTCGGGTACTTGGGGTATCGGTACAGCCAGCACAACGCAGATGCGTATCTGGAACCAGAGTAACTTTGGTCAAGACTTGATCTTTGGCCCTAACGGCGGAGGCATGTATGTCTGGCAGGCCAGTACATCTGTAACGACTCGCGGTGTTCTGTTGTCCAGCCTTGGTGGTTCGGTGACATTTACCAGCGCCAGCCCGACTGTGGTCACAGCGACTACAACTTTTGCTGCAGGCACTCCTGTGCAGTTTTCGGGCACGTTGCCCACGGGCGTATCGGCTGCTACAACATACTACGTTACCAACCCAAGCGGATTGACGTTCAACATCGCCAACAGTTCTGGCACGCTGATTAACACTTCGTCTACAGGTAGCGGCGTTTCTATTTCCTTGCTGGTCGATGTGCCGCTGTATCAGAACCTGTTAACTGTCTCGGATGCCTCACGCTTCACGTTTGCGTTTGGTACAAATGACTACGGCAGCAGCACCTTAAACCCCATGCTGATTCGCTGGTCTGACCAAGAAGACTATTTGAACTGGACGCCTTCGGCTACCAACCAAGCGGGCAGTTTGCTCCTGTCGCACGGCTCCAAGATCGTATCGTTTCTGCAGTCTCGGCAGGAAATTTTGGTGTGGACGGACTCGTCGTTGTACTCGCTCCAATATGCTGGGCCACCTGCAGTCTGGAGTTCTCAATTGCTGGGCGACAACATCTCCCTTGCTGGGCCCAACGCAACCGCCTTGGCCTCTGGTGTGGCGTACTGGATGGGTGTGGATAAGTTCTACAAATATGATGGCCGAGTACAAACACTACGTTGCGACCTGCGCCAGTTTATTTACAACGACATTAACTTGTCGCAAGCAGCGCAGTTCTTTGCCACCACCAACGAAGGATTTAACGAGGTGTGGTTTTTCTACTGCTCGGCCAATTCGACGGTGATCGACAAGTACGTCATCTACAACTACTTTGAAAACAACGGTGAAGGCGTTTGGTCTTATGGCACGTTGGGACGTACAGCATGGCTGGACTCCGGCCTGCGCAACTATCCAATTGCAGCCACGTACAACTACAACATTGTGAATCATGAGTATGGGCTGGATAATAATGAGACAGCGACCACACTGCCAATTTACGCCATGATTTCTACAGCCGAGTTTGACATTGACGACGGTGATCGCTTTGGCTTTGTGCGCCGTATCCTGCCTGACTTGACGTTCTCTGGCTCAACTGCATCCAGCCCGCAGGTGACGTTGACTTTGACGCCCATGCAGAACTCAGGCTCGGGATTCAACAATCCGCTGTCTGCTGGTGGAGACGCAAGCTCGTTGGTGGTTCGATCAGCTACCGTGCCGATTGAAGCGTTTACAGGTCAGGTGTTCATCCGTGTCCGTGGCCGTCAGATGATTCTGACGATGGAGTCCAACCAGATTGGTTGCACATGGCAGATGGGTTCGCATCGTTTGGACATCCGCACAGATGGCGGTCGGGGTAATACATGACGTTAATTGTCACGTCAGACTTTACGTTGCAGCGGATTCAGCCGCCTGCTTTGCCGTTGGCTACCCAGCAGTACGACCCCAACTACCAGAACCAACTGAACAACGTCTTGCGCTTGTACTTCAACCGCTTGCAGAACATCTTGGGGCAAATGAACACGGGCGCTAGTATCATTGACGGCTCGGGTCTTCAAGTGCCTTACGGCGCGTTTCATCAAGACGGGTACACAACTTTAACTAACACCATACCAACTTCAGGCTCAACTGCGACTATTGTTGTTGGTTCAACTGCTAACTTTGCATCTGCTGGAACTATTCTTATTCAAAAAGAACTAATCAGCTACACAGGCAAAACTGCCACTACATTTACGGGCATTACGAGGTCACAGTACGGTTCATCAGGCGCTTCACATGCTGCGGGCGTTTATGTAACAGAAGCTCAGGCAGTACCCTCTGCAACCACGGCTTTAGCTCTACCATTTGATACAACAGATACTAGCAATGGGGTATCTATAGACTCCACAGATACAAGCAAAATTGTTTTTGCTACTGCCGGGTACTACAACGTTCAGTTTAGCATCCAGCTCTTAAATGCTAAAAGTTCAATCGATAACGTAACCCTTTGGTTTAGGCAAAATGGTGTTGACGTTGCGTATTCGGCTGGAATTGCAACCGTCCCTCTTGGCCCCGGCACTACTTTAGGCGCTAGTCTTGTAGCTTGGAACTTGGTCTTACCTGTAAACGCTGGGGATAACATTCAGTTAATGATGGCCTCAGATTCTGGAGATACGGTAGCGGGCACTTACCCACCCGGAACAGCACCCGTACACCCAGCAGCCCCATCCATCATTCTTACCGCAACATTTGTGTCTGCGCTTCCTTAAAGGTTTGGTATGCAGCAATACTACGACTCAGATGAAGATTCAGAAGACACAGGCGTTGCTGCGCCCGTGGGCTTACCTGCGCTGGTAGCCCAGCCTGCCGCTCAACCCGTAGCTCAACCTGCTGCTCAACCCGCAGCTCAAGTTGCTCAAGCCCCCGCCGCAGCCACCCCAATTGATTCCGGTAGCACATCTGCGTTTGGCAAGTTAAATATTTCCAAGTTAACGCCGTATACAAAACTTTCTGGTCGGGTTGATGAAAACGGAAACCCACTTTATGAATCTGGCTTTACAGATGCTCAAGGCAACAATATTGCAAGAAACGTTTCCGTAGAAACAGAAGGTGGCGATTTAAGTCCTTTGATTTTTAAAGACCCAATTACAACATACACAGCACCTGTGCAAATTGGCGGTCAAACCTTTACCGGCACATACGGCGAAGATGGTAGTTTTCAATACGGCACAGGCAAAGAGGTCTACCAAAACGGGCATCATTGGTTACCAATCATTGATGCTAACGGCAAAATAAGTTACCAAAACAGTGATCCGTCCGGCGGTTTTGGTGATTTTGTAAAAATGATTGCGCCCCTTGCTTTGGGTGCAATTTTTCCCGGTGCGGGCACTGCAATTGGTGAAGCATTGCTTGGCACTGGCGCAGCGGGCGCAGGAGTTGTTGGCGGCGCAGTACTTGGAGGCGGCACGGCGGCTCTGACTGGTGGAGACGTGCTCAAAGGCGCTGTTACGGGAGGTCTTGGCGG